TATGCAGTTGGTGTAAGTAATATTGATGCTTTATCTAATAAATTATCTGCCATCTTATTCTATGTTTTCTAATTCGGTTAATGTTGCTGTTGTACAAGTTACATTCTCATAATAAGTTGCCCTGCTTTCTAAAGTAACTAATAAAGCAGGAATAGCACTAGGAAAAGCAAAACGATAATAAATGCTTCCCCATCCTATTTCCATAGGGCTTCCCCACCAACTTTTACTATAAATTTCGTTTGCCATTCTTTATTTTTTTATTTCTTTTTTTTAAAAAGACTTTTAACTTTTCTATATTTTTTTTCTTAGGCTTGTAGATCATAAAACCCATCCGTTAAATGTTGAATCATAACTTGGGTAAATATCATCGTTGGTATTGCTAGTATATTCAGGATATGTAGCTTGGTTAAAACTCATAAAATCAATAAATCTTCTAGAATACCATTCAGCATTTGTTCTTGCTTTCTCAACTAAAAAATCTACTTCGTTTTTATCTACTGAAATAGAATTTTCTGACGTATGTTTAAATACTCCACCCTGTTTAACCTGATATGCAGCAAATGGATAGTAATTAGATTGAGCATACCAAATTAACATAGGTACAATATAGTCATCTAAAATTGTTTTCCATCTTGCATTAGCAGCATCGTCAATATTAGGCATTGCTGCAGATAAACCATTATACAAATCTGTTCCCATTATTTGCTGAACGTCTATTTCCTGTGCTATCTTTACAAATTGTATAAACTTGTCTGTAGAAATATTTCCATCCATTATGGAATTTCTAACAAGATCTGTTCTATTTATGAATAGTTGTGTTGCCATTTATCTTCTTTTATTTGTTGGTAAAAATCCCTCGTTAGGCATATCAATCGGTCGCTTTGCAACTAATGGACTATTCTTTTCAGGTTTAAACCCTGCTTTTATTGCTTTGTTTACACTTATAGTTGGAGCAAGTGGACTTTTAATATCAATACTTCCTTTTCCTTTCTTCATATAAGTCTTACGCATCCAAAAATGATGGCAAGCCCCACCACCTTTATAAAACCAAATAGAATATGTATCAGCACCTCGAGGTCCCCAACCTGCATTAACTGCCTGTTTACTCATCATTTCAATATCTTCTTTTCGATATATTTTTTTAGCTGCTACCATTTTAGAACAAAAATCCCTAGTAACATTTTTACCATCTTTGTCAAATGTATCTTTTAGAGGTGCATATTGATATCTAACTTTAAATTGTGTTCCATCAACCAATTCATCTTGACTACTTTTTGCATTTGGTCTTGCAGTTCCTGTTGATACAAATTCCCATAATTTAGAAAGTAAACTTTTTCCTTTTGTGTTTAATTGATCTATCTGATAATCCAAAGCATCTTCTGCTTCATAATCAACTTTTCTTTCATCTATTAATTCCCATTCAGATAAATCTTCATCTTCACCAAAAGATTCTAAAGTAACTTCTTCTAGCTTAACGCAATTAGGTACTTTTTTACCATTCTTGGTTTTCATCCCCCTTTGCTCATATCCATCCCAACAAGGTGCTTTAAGTTCTTCGTGGCTTACGCAAGGCATATAATAAGTAACACCCTCTACTTCGTGTTCGTGATATCCACCACAACCCATTTCATCTGCTACCTTTTCTGCTTCTTCTTTAGTTTCATAAGCCTGTTTGCCATCTATCTTTTTTAGGCTAAACTTTTCCATTTCAACACCTGTTTCTTCTTCGATAGTTTCCTTATCTTGTATTTCAGTATCTACTTCAGTAAATTCTAAAGGTTGTAAGGTCGTAAAGTATAGATTTAAGCTAATATCATTGTAAGCTAGTATTCTATCAAAGTTATCTATTAAAAGTTCCTGAAAAGGTCTTATTACAGTATTGTCCATTAATAAACTAGCAGTCTTTATCTCATCTGCATTACTAGAAAAACCTGTACTAGATTTAATACCTAATAAAAATGGTGATACAACCCTATGTGCTACCTGAATTTTAGATTGTGATTCTTCAGAAAGAAACTGATATTGATTATGTGCATCTGATAATTGAACAGGTGTTATTTCTGCTTGACTTTCTTTATTATCATTAAAAGCTAAAATAAACTTTCCTGCATTACTTGTACCACTAAATTTCTGAGCAATCTTATTTTCTATTAATTGTCTTTCTTGTTGGTTAGGTGTTCCGTTGTTAAAGTTAATTAACATACTAGGGCTTAGACCATTAAGAATATTATTCAAATGATAGTTAGATACTTCTTCTTCAAGTTCTGCGTATTGCAGTCCACCTTGGTAATCCACAGGTGAGTAGTAATAAAAACCTGCCTTGTATGGTTGAACATACAATATTTCTATATTTTCTTTAGACATCCCAAATGCAGGAATTCTAGTAGGTATATCTGTTCTTTTTATATTTGCCCAATCTTTATAGTAATAATAAGCAGGTATTTCTCCGTCTTCATTACATTTTTCTGCCCTTAAAGTTTCAATAGGCATATGTTCTATCTGTGCAATAGTCTTTCTATCCTTAGAATAGATAATCTGAATAGCACATTGTCCCATTAATTTTAGATCATAACATAATTTTCTAACTACATCCTTTTTAAATAAAGAAACCATTTGAGCATACTCATTTGGCTTAGAACTTGAATTAGTAGCATTTAACCCCTTTCCGTAAATAGCCTGACTAATTCCATTAATCGCTGCATTATTTGTTGGGCTTCCATTGTACCTATCAATTAAATACTGAAAGTAATTATTATCAGCACCATATTCAATCCAATCAGCACCATTTACTTCTTTAACTTCAGGACTTGTATAAGTACTTAAATTAATAAATCCAAACTCTGATGTTTTAGATTTTTTTATAAACTGCCCTTTATTATTTCTTAATCTTGTTTTCATCTTACTAAATAAGTATTATCATAACCATTATAATCTAAATATTCATTTGAATTTAAATCATAGTAATCATTATTTAATTGGTCAATATCTTGGTCTGTACAGAAAATTCTATCTTTAAAAATAACTTCTCCGTTACTAATAAGTTTTAAATCGTAAAAATGATTCTCAACTAATATAGGATCAAAGATATTATTAAAATTTAAGTAATTACCTGAATTTACTGCATTAGTAATACTATAAGTTTTTTCTACATTAGTACTATCATCTGTTATTGATAACGTAAAAGTAGATACATAGCTTCTTGGTATTACTGATAGAGATTGAGCAGTTGCTGATGTCGTTAGTATAATCATTATTAATATAACGAAAAAAAACATCTAATTTGTAAAATTACTAAAGCAAAAAAAAAGCACCCAATAAAGGATGCTTAATTTTTAACTAAATAATTATATTATGCAGTTGGATCTATCTGTGTAGCATCTGCCGTTACTGCTGCATCTAAGAAATAAGGAGCAGTTTCTTCCATTCCCTCGAATGTTAAAGTAAATCCACTTAAATCTCCTGCAGCTGCACCTGTTACTACTGTACCCCCTGTGCATTCCATTCCATTTTCAAATCCACATAGGAAGTTGTTACCATAATAATCTACTACTACGATATAAGGTCTAGAAACTGCAAGTGTTTGCAATTCTGCCTGAGTTTTAGCATCTAAATATGTTAAAGTCAAGTTTAAAGTCTGAGTATAAAAGGTAGTTCCATTTTCTCTAGATGAGGTAACGGTTGTTTCTAAACTAGAATTTCCTTTTACATCATATTCAAACCAACTTGGTGCAGGACTACCATCTGTGATAGTTGCTTCCTTAGTTGTACTATCTACTGCAATAGAAGCTATTGTTCCATAGTCAGCAAATAATACTTTTTTTATGCCACCAAAGGCACTTTTACAAGGTATTTTTCTACCTGTTGTTAATGTACAAGCCATTGTTTATATGATTTTAAAAAAAAAGGGCAAGTAGATAAATTCTACCTACCCTATTTTATTGGTTAATTAATTAATTATGCGTAAGATACGATATCAGAAGCAATTCCGAATTGTACTCCACTTGTAAAACGCATTACCATTCTAACATTGTTAGAAGCGTCCAAATCTGCCATATCTAAAACCTTAACTTCTTGTGTAGAATTTAGTAATCCTGTTCCAAAGTATAGGTTGCTTTTCTGTGCAGCATACATTTTATCATCTGATAAACCTGGGCAAACAAATATCTTAACACCATTGATGCTTAATGATCCATTGTTCCACCATTGAGTTCCTAATCCATTCACACCATTTGCTCCAAGACCATTTGCTCCGAATCCACCTAATGCTTGAACATAAAGTTTTGCAGCTTTAGAAGAAACATAAACAAATAAATCTTCTTTTCCATATAATGCAGCAGGAATAGCTTCAACTACATCAGACATTTTTTCTACAATGTTAGCAGCAGTTAATGCTACAGATGTTAAAGCCTGACCTGCAGGTACATCTCCTGCCGTTACGGCTGCAGCGATTAATTTTTCAAATCCATCAAATGAATTCTTAGATGCAGCAGCAGTATCTCCTTGCCAAATGTTGAACTCAGTATTCTGTGCAACCTTAGAAGCAACGTGTGCTATTAAAAAGTCAGAAAACTTAGGTGGTAAAGATTGACCTAAACCATATCCCATTTGCTCAGATTCCCAATCGTTTACAAAATCATATTTACAAAGTTGTAAATTTACTTGTAACTCAGTTGGTTGTAAGATTCTTTCAGTTAATGTAATTGTTGAAGTTGGATTAAAATCACATCCTGCAGCAGTTACGATTGCATCTGTTGCTAATTTTTTAATTACTTCTTTAAAAGCAATGTTAGATTTTACAGTGATTCCACCATCATCAATAGTTGACGCACTTAATAAAGCTGCAGCGATATATTCACCTGCAAATTGACCTGCGTAAGTCGTTGTGATGTTTGTTGTTGTAGCTAATTCTACGTTTTTTAAATTACTCATTCTATTTTATTTATTTAATTTATTTAAAACTCTATCTAATGTTGTAGTAAATCTACCTTTGCCAAATTCTACTTTTTTCATTTGTTTGCTTTCGCCCTCAGGATTATGTTTGATTGGCTTAGAAGCAGGTTCTGATAATTGTTCCTGTACTTCTTTTGACATTTCTACTTTTTCTTCAATCACTTCTTCTGAAGATTCTTCTGACATTTCTTCTTCTTTCATTTTACTTTCTTTGTCAGCTTTTAAATCAGCAATAGCATCTTCTAAGTTTTGGATTCTTTTCTCCATTCCCTCCCAATCTGCAACATCTGCCATTTCTTCTTCTTTTTCTTCTTCTTCAGCTAGATCTTCAGTAATTTCTTTATCATCTGATTCTTCTTCCTTTGCAGGAACTTCATCTGATACTTCTCTAACATCAGCAATTTTACCTTCTTCTTCAACTACAACTAAATTACCATTTTCAAGTAAATATTCTCCAACAGGCATTGCTACCTTTTCATCATCTGTTACTATAAAAATTTCTTTTCCTTTTTCAAATGATTCTGCACTAACTATTGTGCCATTTTCTAACTTCATTTCTTCAAGTTTTACCTCGATATTTAGAAGTGTTTTAATTTGATTTAACATTTCGGTTGATTTCATATTATTTATATAACGATTATTAATTTTTTTTTTGCATTTTCAATCTGTTCTTGTTATAACACCTATGCCCTGAGCCTGCATAGATCCATCACAACACTCAATAGAATATTTATTTGTGTCCCAACATAAACAAGCCCTAGAACTTCCTGTTGGACTTGTTCTAGATGGTATAAAAGTTTTTTTATTTTTTGTATTTCTGCCCATTAATTAGAAGTTAAAATTTCTTTTATTTTTAGTAATGTCTGTTTATCAATTTCACTTGACATATCTTCTTTAACTGCTTCTTTAGGTGCTTCCATTTTATCTGCAAAATAACCCTCAATAGAAAAACCTTTAACTTTATTTGTTCTAACATATTCATTCCAAACTTCTTCATTATTAACTTTAACTGCACCCATCCAAGTCCCAACAGGTACATTTAATCCATACTTTCTTGACTTGTCTTGCACCTCGTCTTCTACGATCCAAGATTCTACTAATGTTAAACCTTTTAAATCTTTTGAGTGTTCCAAGGTTGAATTGTTCTGATATCCATTTCTTAAATACATTTGTGATGCTTTAGAAATAGTATCTTTTGAAAAGAAAATATAATAATCACCCTCACTGCCATTTCTGTAGATTGGTTTGTTAGGGATTAATAAAGCACCTAGCAAGATTCTTTTTTCTTTACTTATCTCTGCTAACTTTATTTCTTCATTTTTTAAAGCTACAAAGTCTGATTCAATAGCAGGTGATTCTACTATTGATATTGCTTCAATTCCACTTTCTTCCTGTTCTTCGTCTAATATAAGTTCAACTATCTTCATAATAATATAACGTATTTAATTTTTAATTTTGCTTTTTAGTCTATTGTAGCTTCATCAATAATGTTCCTGTCTAATTCCTGTGCAGTAGTTACTTCGCTAGAAACTACAAATGCTTGTACAGGTTGTTGAGATTGTTCCCCTATTGCAGTTGCTAATTGATTTGTCCCACTTGCTCCTACTATATTAAATGCAGGTGGTACAGATAATGGTGCAGGAGTTGGGCTTCCTGATGGTGATGCTGATCCCCCTGATACAGGTGGTGTTTTAACACTTAATATCTTTTTCACATTTGCTATTCCTGAAATACCAATAGCTGCAGCATTTGCAAATTTTAATGCAGTTTCGAATGGTGTTACAGTAGTAGCTGCAAGGGCATCTGAAACCCCTCTGTAAGTATTTATAGTTGCAGCAGCGACTGCGAAAGCCTTACCTGCAGCAGTTTCTTTTCCTGCTATGTTACTAAAGTTTTCTAATACTGCAGCAGTTTTATCTAAGTTATCTTTTTTAGCCTGTTCCTCAGCATTTGATATTTTTATTTTTGCATCACTAATTTGTTTATCTCTATTTAAATTAGTTTGTCGTGATTGCTCTGAAAATTGATCTAAAGCTATTTGTGCATCTATCTTAGCTTGTGTACCTGCATTTGCGTTATCAACAATAGCTTGTAGTCTTACCGATTCCTGTTCAGCCTCTAATATATCAACTTCTTTTAATGCTTCTAATCTAGCTAATTCATCTTCTATCTGCTCGGCATTAAATCTTTTTTGCTCTATTGATAGTAATGATTCGCTTTCTAATTTTGCGTTTGTTAATTCAGTAGCTTCTTTTACTAAAGCATTATTATTTATTTGTTGCTCTGATTTAAAACCTGTAACCGTTGCTGCAACTGCCTGTACTTCAGCTTCTGCTTCTAATACTGCAACATAATCTTCTGTCTTGCCTGTTAAATCAAATTGTGCCTGAGCTGCATCTTTGACTAATTTAGCATTTTTAGTCATTTCTGTTTCTTGCTTTTCAAGAATAACTAGCAATTCATCATTAGCCTTTTTTCTTTCTTCAATACTTAAAGTTTCATCATCCCTAATTTGCCTTTGTACCTCAGCTTGCCTGTCGTATTGTTCTAATAATATTCTAGATTCTGCTGCAGCAATTTGTGCTGACTTTTTTAATTTCTGATTTGTTTTAGCAGTTTCTATTGCAGCCTCTATACTTACTTCTTTTAATCCATCAACTACTTGCGTTCCTATTTCTCCTACCTCTGTAATAGCTTCACCAAAATTATTGACAATATCTTTTCCTGCTCCTAATGCAGATTCACCAACTTCTATAATATTTTTCTGAGTTTCAGTTATTGCGAGATTTAATTCTTTTATTGTTTTAGGATCTCCATCACCAAAAATAGATTTTTCCCACATTAATTGTGCTTCCTGTACTGCTAATGTAATTCCATAAAAAGCGAGTTTAAAAGGTGTTAGTGCTATTGTAACAATTCCACTTATAACCTTTCCTAGTGCATCAAAGTTTTCTGTTGCTGAAGAAACACTTTTATAAACATCTACAAAAACATTTACTACTTCATTAAATATAATTTGAGCAGTTTGAAAGATAGTATTTAAACCATCCATCACTTCTTGGTTTTCCTGTATTGCAGAAGAAACAAATTCAAATGCTTTCTGTAATAAGAAAATAATACCTGTAGCCTTAGCTAAAGTCTTAATAGATGCTCCTACCTTTTTAACTCCCTTTGCTCCATCCTTAGCTGATTTCTCAACTTTCTTTAAAGCATCCTCTGTTTTCTTATTAGCAGTTTCTACTTCTTTTTCTAGCTTAGCATATTCTTTCTGAAACTCATCTAAGTTTTTTGCAGCTTCTTTGTATTTTAACTCAAATTCAAATTCTATTTTTTTCGCCATATTATTTTTGTTTTTGTTTGCTTAATAGCTTCTGAAAAAGTTTCTGATAATTTATACTTTCCTTGTGCAATTCTTATGTTTTCCGTTTCTCCTTTTGCAACCTGCAATAGATCTATTATATTTTTAATCATTATGGTAATGTTGTTATAGTTAAAACTGAAGATAAAGCAGATTCTTCTACATCATCATTTAAAGCACTTACATAAAAAGAATAACTTGTATTAGGTGTCAATCCTGTTATCGTAGCACAATATGTACTTGAAATTGGAATAGCAGATACCCTTTGAACAATATTAGATTGTTGTGTACCATTTTGATAAACCTGATAGCTTCGCATAATAACTGCTGAGGTTGATGCATTCCAACAAAATGTAACAGAAGTAGATGTTAAATTTGTAACATTTAATCCTGTTGGTGCAGTTGGAATACTAGATACTGATGGACTTACATCGTTTAATAATTCAAACTGAGTTTTACCTGTTGAAAGATTTGTAGTTAATGAATTTATCTTATAATTATTTTGACCTAATTGTATTAAGTCATTTAATTTTAAATTGTAATAAATCTTCATAGGAAGATATGCAGTTACCTTTGTAATTCTTCTACTTAAATTAAATACATCCTTTATGTAATTAACATACTTAGTCATAAATAAAGTATCTGTAAAAGATAATGGATTACCAATTTCATTTGCTTGGTATTCGTTTATCTCATTTCCAAAATGTATATTAACTTTACTTGTATTAGAACTTAAAGCTAGTGCATTTGATGGAATATAATATTCATCAATGTCTTCTATACTTGTACTTATTGTATCTCGTATTCTTATTGACGTTCCCCCTGATTGTCTTATAGGATAAAATAATAAAGGTGAGCCAAAATAAGATTCTTGGTTATCATCTACAAAATATCCCCATTGAACATCTGTAGAAGCACCACCATCAACATCATAAAGCCTTTCATATTGCATATGCTCAAAAGGTAATTCTATCGTATATTCTTTTGTAGGTGCATCATAAATATTACCATCTAAAGTATATGACAATGTACCCCATCCTAAGTTATTTATCTGCTCAAATTGTTTTGCTAGAAAAGTTCCTAGACCTTTATATTGAAATTTAACACTTTTAAAAGGTAATGCAACATTTACTGCTGAGGTGCTTGTATCTAAATATTTATCTATATTAATTGGTATCTGTGTTCCTGCATCATAATAACTATCTAAAGTTCTAACTACAATAGTTCCTGAATTATCTACATAAGCAGTTAAATTAAACATTTTAAAAAGACCTGATAGAAATTCCATTATAGTCATTTTAGGCATCTGTTCATTTATATTAAAATCCTTAAAAGCAGTTGTCGTAAAAGTTGCTGCATTAGAATATAACATCTGACCATTAGCACCAAAACCTGTACCCCCTGTAGTCCAACTAACAGACCATTGTATTCCACCAATAGGAAAAACCATAGTAGTAGAAGATGCTATCTGTATTGAATAGGTGCTATCATTCCAAGGCACTATAATTAATTGCTTATTTCCTGTTCCTGTAACTTCTCCTACAATTATAGATCCATCCCTTATTACCCTGATTGTGTATGCATCAGTTGTGTTTGGTGGTGTTACATCTAAATTTAAAAAAGATATGCTATAAGGTGCTTGTGCAGTTAAAGCTAAAATACCATTTGAAACATTAGATGTTAATGGCTGACAATTTGAAACAGGCACACAAGTAGTTGTTCCTAATTCTGTTACCTGAGTAAAATTCTGTAAAACTTGTGATGGTGATTCTACTGATCCTTTTTTTCTATGCAACCATAAAAACAAATTGCTAAAATCCGTATTACTTGGTTTATTAAAAAAATCATTTGAGAAAGTTATTGTCTTACCCCCTGCAAAAGTTTCTGCTTCAATAGCATCTATAATAGCTTGTAATTTTATAGCATACTTAAATTGATTCCATTCAACACCATTTTGATTATGTGTTCCTGTTCCGTGATGTGATATATTATTAATTTTTGATTCAGGATCAAATTGTTGATGACTAGAACTATCGTAAATTAATCTATTTGTGTGAGTGATCAACGGAACAATTATATTTCCACTATTTTCAGCATTCTGTATTGCATCAACTACATCATCAAAACTATAAATCTTATTGTATTGTGCTAAACCACTTAATGAAGATAATTGACTTTCTGCTAAAATATCTTTTAGGTTTATTGTATTTCCAAAAAAAGTAATGTTATAAGTATGTGCTACGTTGTTTTTTAACTTAACACCATTTAATTTTATAGCACCTTGTTTAAAAGGTAAGTCATTTAATTCTAATGTTGCAGGTTGTTTGCTTCTAGCATCATAACCCCCATTTATATCAAAATTATAATAATGTTTAAATATCTTATTATTTACACTAGATGCAGGAACGGCAAATGTTTTAGTAAATTCAGTAAATATCTTTCCAATATCCTTAACATTCTGTAAAGTTTGTGTAAGTGAAACTGATTCATCTTTAAATAAATCTACCCTTTGTCCCTCAATGTATAATTGTAGTTTTTGCATCTATCTTATATTATTTATGTAATCAAATGCTTCTTCAAAGTTTATATTATATTCTATCAATTTATCATTAACAGATGTTTTAAAAGTCATTGTTGAGGTTTTAACATTTACAGGTATTATCTCATTAGAACTAGGATTTGTTTTTATTGGTCTTTCCATCCAAACATATTCTGATAATAGTAATTGTTCAAAGTATTCATTTGCAAACTCAGGATAGTAGCCTGAACTTAAAACGTGAGATTGTTTTGCCTGTGTATTAAACACCTTATTTGGTGCATCACTTATTGAGTAAGTAGCATTTGTATCACTAGGATAGGTTATAGTATTAGATTTAAAATTTTCGTTTGTTCTAGCTATTGATTTTACTTCCTTTAAGAAAAACCATAAATCTTGCTGAGTACCATACTTATTTATAAATATTATTTTTCTTCCTGCTCCATATTTTGTACAATCAATTCTTTTTATTTCAACATTGATTCCCTCTAATGTTACACTTGTATCATTTGCACCAAATGTATCTGCAGATAAACTCGCATCAGTTTCAATATAAGGTATTTCCCCACCCTTACCTGTTGGTACAAATATTGTAAAAGATGCAGGTGATGTATAATTATTAGCAGCTATTAATATAGTTGGCTCTGATCTATTTCCTGTAAAAAATGGATTAACACCTTCCTCAAATGTTCCATAAGATTCAAAGCCTCTATCTGTAAAAGTTGAAGCAGAGCCTACTATTGCACCTGTACCATTTAGCCCTGCATAATTAGTTATAGATGTAACAATAGAAACGTTCTGAGTTATGTAATTACTATCATATTGGATTTCTAAATAATCCCTTGCAAGTTCTGATATATCAAAATTAACTGCAGTTGATGGTGCTACATTTTTTATTAAAGTATATCTTAAAGTCCCATCTATTGTTAAAGTACAAACACTAGATAACACCCCTGTTGCAGGAATTTCTTTATGTTTGAATTGTGGACTTCTTAATGCTATATCTGCCATTGTTTAATTTTTTTGTGCTAATAATATTGAATTTTCAACATCTAACGTAAACGAGTTTATTAATTCTATTGGTAATCTTTCTAATGCAGCTTCAAATGGTTTACTAAAAAACATAGTAGCCTTTATACCTTTATTTTTTATACTATTGGCTAAGATATAACCCATTGATTCATACGTTCCAAATCTTCCTTTTTTATCTCTAGGTTGTAACTTCCTGTATCTTGCCCACTTAGAAAATATCTTTGTTTTGTATTCAAGTCCTTTTAAATTACTGCTTGGCTTATAAGAAAATGGTGTATTCTTATTCTGTAAATAATTACTTTTTACACCCTTAACCCCTCTATCTTGAAAAGCACCATAATCTTCCATAAAAAAATCGATAATAAAACCATCACCTGATTCTTCTATATTATAACCTAAAGAATTGTATAACTCATTGGTATAATTTTTACCCCCTTTAGTTAAATTACTCCTAGATTGTTGAATAATATAATCACCAAACTTTTTTAATTCTTTATTTACTTGATTAAACTCCATTAGCAAATATAAATATCATTATAAATCTTAATATTCATTGTTGCAGTCCATCCTGCTAATTGGTTTTCAAATCTATCATAAAAAGGATCTAAACTTGGGCTACCATCTAACTGATACATATCAGTATGCAGGTTACCCATTCTTAGCTTCTGTATTAACTTATTTAACACTGCTAGTTGAGTGTTTAATATATTCTGAACATCATTGTTACCTGTAAATATATCTGTTGTTTCTAGCTTTGATTGATTGACAATATCACAGGATAAAATACTAATATTAAAATCTAAGGTTTGTTCATTCACAACTACATTATTAACTATAATGTGAGATAATGGGAACATATCCTGCTTCCCTAGATTAATATCTGTAATATCCCCTGTAGTAACCGTATTAACATTTATGTCTGCTAATAGATTCGTTTTAATTGTTTCCGTTAATTGATAAAAACCCCTTATTCCCTGATTGCTCATTTAAAATTCTTTTTAATTTGATTTGCTTCCAACTCTGATTTTTCTTTCATATATTCTAAAGCATATAAGCATTTATGTACGTTTAATTTAGTGATATCTTCAAGTCGTCTAACATCGTTTTGAGCGAGTGCAGAGAAGATGCTTTGATACCATCCATATTTTCTAGAGAAGTTTGCTGATCCATCCAACCTTCCATCTGATGATCCTCCAAACAATCCATCATAACCTTTGATAAGTCTATCCCTAAATTGTACAAAAAAAAAATAGCACCAAAAACGACATCCATAGGGATTTCTTCTATCTTATCTTTTGCATCAACATCATATTCTTTAATAAGGTACTTATCACCTATTTTTTCTTTTATTGGTCTATAAAGAACATTCATAGCAATATGCATATTTTCCCAATCCCCCATATAAGTATCTAGATCTACATATTCACCTAAAGATATTTCATCTAGATTAGGTATTATACCATATTCAATACCTGATAATTTAAATGTTCTTATTAGTTGAGGTTTACTTTCAAACATCTTATTTAAAATGTTCACAATCCTATCTGCATCAGTTAGTTTTAAAAGTCTTACACTTTCTAGATCTAGATTGCAAAATATTTCAATCATTTTACATTGTAAGAAATAAGAATCTTCATTGTTTTCTTGTATTTTAAGAAACTTATTATATTGCTTTAATGATATTTCTGATAGATCACTAGGTATTGTTAATTTTAATTTCATATCTGTATAACGTATTTAATTTAATTTTTTATTTGAATAAAGGTAATAAAAAAAAGGTAGCCATTTCTGACTACCCTTTAACAGATATTGTTATCCCTAAATAACAACATCATATATTTTTAATTCTATAACATACTAGCTTCAAAACAAGTTCCTGAACAATAGCCATCATCTTTTTCTAATGGCTTACCACATTCTGAACATTCGTATTCTTTCTGTTCGTGTGGATTTAAATAATCATACCATTCCATAATCTAAATGTTAAAAATTATACCTATTAAAAATCTTCCTATAAAATAGCTTGGTGCTATAATCAATATTAATGTCTGTAATTTTTTCAATAGTCTGTTTTTTATATATTTTATAGTGTATGTAAATATAAAATAATAAATACCTATATTTCCAACCCATCTACCATCTTTGTATATTTTCCAAGAATTTTTTATGTTTTTTAAGTAAGTTTCCATCTTGTTCTGTTTTAATAATTAATAATATTCAAATATAACATTATTTATTTAATTAACAAAATATTTAATAAGTTTTTTTATTTATTTTAATGAATTGCATATTTACCAAAGTTTGGCTTACTAATTACAGAATAAGTAGCATACCTGATAGCATCAATTATATGGTTATTTTTATCAATAGGTTTATTAATCATTTTTCCACTTCTATCTTCTTGCCATTTATAGTTTCTAAATTCTTGTATTGCATTATGGCTATCCTTTAGAATATGTATTTTAAATCGTTTTAATAGATCTATTCCTGCATTTACACTATCAGCACCTTTTAAACTTGGTCGTACATTCCAACCCATCCTACGTAGTTCTTCAATCAATCTAGGCTCTGCTGAATCAAAGTATATTGTTTGTCTTTCTATTCCTACTTCTTTCCACTTCTTATGGATATCTATTGTAGTCATTTGAGTTTGATACAAATGTTCTTTAACATAAAGGTCATATTCTTTTCTATAAACAGAAACTAAACTTGTAGGATCATTAGTATATCCTGCATCTGCACCAAAGCTGATAAATTCTGCATCTTCAGGAATTTGATTAACCTCTACATAACTAAATATAGTTGATTTACTGATTCCCTTTATACCAAGTCCGTAGATTTGCCAATATTGTTCGTCAGTATATTTTAGCCTTTCAATTTCTTCTTTAATGCTATCACTAAGGAAGCTATTATCCAAATAAGTAGTAATGTTAAAATCGGCATCTTTTCTTGGTATTACCTTGTCATAAATCCAATGGTATTCATCCGATGGATTAAAGTCAAGAATTATTTTTTCATCTGTTCTAAATATTAATTGTTGCCAATCCTCATAGTCTAATTCATTGGCTTCATTTATAAATAGTAAATTTCTTTTTCTACCTCTAACTTTTTGAGGTTGATCTAAAGAAATAAATTCTACTAGGTTTCCATTTATCTTGTATTCGTGGTTTGATTTATTATGGTTAGCTTCAAAGTAGCAATTATGTATTTTTAATATATCTAAAAAATCCCTCATTACAGATGCTCTAACTGATGGGAATGTTTTTCTACATATTGTTATTGTCTTTCCTGTATTCTTTAACGAATAATGAAATATAATATAAAGCAGGATGTTATATGTCTTTCCTGACCTTGTTCCACCCTGTTCTATTGATATCTTTTTATCAGACTTTAAAAGGTGTTTAAAAACTACGTTAGTCTTTATTTTCAATTATTTCAATTTCAAAGTGTGATGGCATTCCGTCTGCCCCTGTTATTTCTTGTCTTTCTACATAACCCCTTTTCTTTCCTTTTGTCTTTAAATAGAATATAGTTGCTGCAGTTGAATCTGCTGCTATCTGTTTATGTAATTGACTTTCTGCAAAGTCTAAAGCTACATTTTCTATTTCCTGAACTGCTATTGCAAACATTTCATCTTCCTTTAGCCATTTGTAATATGTGCTTCTTGGTATATCTGCTTTCTTACAAGCAACTGTAACAACCCCTAAACTTTGCTCTAGTGCTGCTAATAGTGATTCTTTTTTAATATGTCTACTTTCGTTCATTATAGATTTAATTTTATTGTAAACTCATTCGCTTTCCTTTTAACATTTGAAATCATAGATGGGTATAATTTAATCAAATCTTTAATAGCTTTTTTTTCCATCTGAATAGTTCTATAATCTTTACATCCACCATCTTTTCCCCAATGGTCATTTTCCCAATGCAAATATCTTATAGCTAAAATTCCACCTTTGTCTTTTATATGTCTTAAGCAAATTTCATAATCTTCTTTAACAGGAAAATTTTCATCAAAGTAATATTCCCCATCATTTATTATTCCCATCAAAGATGCAGTAACATAACTTCTAGTTAAAATAGGTTTATAAGGATATGTTCCTCTAGGTGAACTTTCAGTTCTTGTTCCCCAAATTTTATACCCCATTTGTTCGCTTAGATCAAAAAACTTTAAAAATTCTTCCATCCAAAAGCCTTCATCCCTTACTTCTATTTTTTTAGTATTTCTTTTATCTAGAAAATTATATCCAACATTCTTAGCATCATCATCTAACATCACCACCCATTTTTCGTCTGTATTTTTTAATATCCAATTTCTAGTATTTGTAATACCCCTCACTTCTTTTGGCACACAAACAATATTTTTTATTAAATCTTTATACTGATGGTATTCGCTTTCAGGAATAAAAAAAGTAGAATTAGGTAATATCTTATTTGTTGTGGTAAGCCCTGCTCTACCCTTACTTGGTACTGCTATCAGCATCTTTTAATCTTTTTTTAAATTCATCCCAATATAATACTCGTTCTAAACTAACTGCATCAAAACCACTTCCTTTTTTATATCCACCTCTACGCACCATTTTTAGTTTTAAAGTTTCCTTTAATTCTTCCCAATCAACAGAATTTGGCTCTGCCATTATAAGTATGTATTCTTTTGGTGGCTCTAATTGAACAGATTGTGGTAATTCAATATCATCATCTTCTTCTAGATCATCAATAGCATTATCAATATTTAAATCTAAACCCCAATCTTCTAATAAATCAGTATCCCAATCATTAGCTAGAACATCCCAATCCCATTCCCCGAAACCTACATTGTCTTTAATTATAAATTCCTGTGCTTTTTTCTCATCTAAATCATCTGCCTGTATAATATAGACTTCTTTTAATCCTATCTCCTTACAAGCCTTATAACGCATATTTCCACCTAGTATAATATTATCCTTATCAACAACTATTGGTCTAAGTGATAACATCTCAGGAAATTCCTTTACACTATTAACAAGTTTCTGAAACTTATGTTTGTTTATGAATCTAGGATTAGCATCATTTTCTTTTATAGATGATATGCTTACCTTTTGTATTTTAGCTTTTATCATTGTATTAAATTTTCTCTAAGGTACAAAAAAATTATTTTCTGTATATTTTTGTAATTACTAATTGAAATATTCCAAAGTAAACAACAATATCTTCTTCGTATATTTCTTTATCTTCAAAGGGATAATGTCTGATTCCAAACAAAATCCCCTTAAAAAAACCTGCTTTAATTTCATAACGTAATAACTCCATAGTATATAATTTGTAGTATAACGTTTTTAAAATTACTTTTTACAACTAAGCACAAAGCACATTAAAACGTGCCTTGTACAACTGTTAGCATCAAGGCAATAGGGATAGTCTCCATTTACCAATGTTTAGTGATTTCCTATATCCGTTTCTTTCTGAAAAATAGAGTCTATGTTTAGTCGTGTCTTTCCAATGTATTCCTTTACCAAATAATCGAATCCATCCAAGTCCATTACTTAACGCTATTGCCCAAATGCTAACACCGCATAAACGCAATACATATTGCTTATCATTAGTATAGTTACTGTATTTATATTTTTTTATCATATCTATTATTTTTTTTGTAAGTACTGCGTTTATTCAAATTCGTTACCAGCTCATACCTTCCATTGATGTACTGCTTTCTATTACTTGGCACTTGTCTTTACTTTTCCAAGACCAAGATTTTTTCAATAAACTAATTCTTTCTATAATTTCATCTATTCTATTTTTAGGTAAACCCTCAAATAACATTAATATTTTTTGATCATCAAAACTATAATTTTTAGAATTTAATTTTATTTCTTTAATTTCTTCCTGAAGATGTAGATTTTCTTTTTTAACTTTCCTATACTCATTCTGTAAAAAATGGACTTGGTCTATTTCATCATAGTTTAATTTACTTTTAAATTGAAAGCAGGATTCTAATTCAAAAAGGTCTTCGTTACTTTTCTTGTAAATTGGATACATCTTTACTAAATGTATAACTGATGCGTGATCTGTTTTCTTTCCCATTGAGGTAAAAAAGTTAGCAATACTTGTCCATCTCATATTCATTTTCTTTCTAAAGATATAACAAGCCAACGCCCTTAATTCTACATATTCTCGCTTCCTAGTATTTTGAAATATATCTACTCCTGTCATTTCAATAATACGTTCTGATATTTTTAAATAATCTTTATTCATTTCTTAAAATTTTTATTTCTCGTTCTAAATAATCTTTTGCTTTTAATAGATCTCCTAATTCGTCTTTCTTTTTTCCTGCTCTAATAACATACTTTAATACGTTTCCTCTGCTAAAATTTAATCCGTAATCATTTATGACATCTATAACATCATAATCTTTTCCGTTATCGTAATGTACTTGTGTTGCTTTCATTCAGTTCTTAGTTTTAAAAGGTGATAGCATTCAGCATATTTCTGCCTTGCTTTACCCTTATATTCTTGTTTAAATAATTCGTATAGCTTTCTAGTATATTGGTATTTAGTTTGGCAATCTGCATAATACTTTTCTGCAAACCTTTTACCTTTTCCCTTAAAGTAATTTACATTGTCTGCAGTATCTCCTGCAATCATCTGCTCATAAAAATTATACATAGCTTGATCTTCTGATATGTCAAGTATTTCTTGGTGCTTATAATGATAATTATACATCAGGCACGGAAACTGCTTATAATCTTTATCTATTGATACAATCATAACTTCATTTCTTCCTAATTCTTCAGATAACTTTTTCCAATACCTAGCAACCATATCATCTGTCTCTACTCCGTAACCTACAACACTATCGTATTGTTGTTTTACAAAATCGTGCATTTCGTGTAATAATGGTGGTAATTCTTGCTTTTTCCTATTAGCTTTATACTTGCCTGTAATTAGTTTCCTAAAGTTTCCTCTAGATCCACTAAATGTAATTACTTTATCTATATTATACATATCTTCTAGCTTGTTTACAATAGCCATATATTGCTGATCAAACTTATTTCTAGCATCAGCTATGTCTGTATAATACTTTTCATCCTCAGGATGTTCTCGCTTCCTATAACAACTTGCAAATATTAAACTATCTGCATCTACTAATAATATCATAATATATCCTGTATTGCTCCATCAATATACATTATCGCATTTTGACAAGTGTTATCTTCTATTTCTCCATTTTCAATATCTTCTAAAGCATTTATGTAAATATACCTTATTTGTCTTTCTAACATAGGAAATTCTGCTATTGACTTCATACAATGCCTAGCTAAATCCCCAATATTTATAGTTGTTTTTTTCTGCTTCATAATTCTTTTAATGAATCTTTAATTGAACTTAAATGCATATCCTGCATTTTTTTATTTTCCTTTACAACCTGATCTACTATAAAACCTAAGTCTTTAAATAAATGCTCTACATTAAAAACAACCCAATTATCTTTTCCATATCCAATATGTAATTCTCCGTCTTGACAATAAAGGTGTTCTGTTTCGTGTATGTATGTAGTTTTACTTTTTTTCATATTGTGATAAATTTATTTGTAAGTAATTTCTTAAATCTGATTTTTCTATTATCCTAAACTTAATTGTAATATCAGTTATAGATTGGTCTTTTTCTGTATGGGATTCGATTGATTTTCTAACCTCATCCCATAGTGCTTCATTTACTTTCATTTAATTAAAGTTAAATCTAATTCATTAGCTACATAATTAATATGTTTCTGTGTAGTCTGTGACCAATATCCTAATTGATATAATTTACCCTCTGCTATGGTTGCAACGTGAGTTGTGTAACTCCATACCTGATTTCCTTGAATTGATAAATTTTGCTTGTACTTTGATAATCTATACATCTGTTCTGTTTTTATTGGTTAAACATATTACCTATTTCTAAACCCTTATTTAAACCCTTTTCAAATTCTTGGTTTGCTAGATCACATAATATATCATTTAATGAAATAAATTGTTCTGTTGTTAGATCTAAGTTTAAAGCATTTTTTTTCTCGAATGCTTTTGCTAAATTTGATTTTTTTTGTTCTGTTGACATTTGTTCTGTTTTAATAATTAATAAAGTATAAATATAATATAAATATACTTATAAACAGAAAATTTAATAACTTTTTTTTAAGAAATATTAATATTAATTATACTAGCATCGTTTTCTTCTAGTAAATAAACATCTTTAAGAAGTCTTTTTTTTGTCCACATTGTAGTGTCAGGACAATATTTTTTTACAGGTATTGGCATATGTAGATTATTAAGCCAATATAAAAAGTTGCCTTTAGGATCATTAACAAAATATAATTTAATTACATCTTCATCTAATGACATTAGAGCATCGTACTTATCTTTCTCAAGCATCTTCTGTTCGTAATACTTATTACGAAATTTCATTTCAATAACGCAGTCTTTTCCCCTTGGTGTTTTACCTATTGCATCGTATCTAGTGAAACCATCACCACACCATTTTAAATCCCATCCATCTAAGTTAAGCAGGAACACAACTGCCTTTTCCCACTTATTAATTTTTTTTAATCCCATTGTTCCAAATGATATTCAATTCTTTAATCCATTGAACTATTCTTTTGGGGTTACAAGTACAGGGTTTATGGTATTTATGGTTGTAATACTTTGCGTGGAGTTGGCAAACCAATTCAAATTCTTCAGGGGATAAGTGCTGTTTTTTACCCATCCTGAATTTTCGCCAATCAATTCTATCTTCTTTTTCAAATTTTACCATCTTTTAATTTTTATATTATTAAGACTTTCTCGTCTTTTATCACAATTACATTTTGTTCCTTTATAAGCGTGATATTTATCTACAAGGTATTTAATACCTGTATATTTAGTTATGTAATAAATTAAATCTCCTAATTTCATTATATCGATTTTAAAATTTCTAAACAAAGTTCATTTGGTATCTTACTTCTATTATAATTACCTTTTATTCCTTGTGTTCCTGTTCTACTTCCCCTTGGTGCTGATTCGTGATGACAATTATTATTCCCATTAAAACATTCAGGTCTAGGCTGCCATCCATTTATATTTAATAATGATCTTATATTATTGCTCCAAATATCTGTAGGTTTTGCTCTATTATCTCCGTAGGTACAATACCAAACTGTTGTTTTTGGTAAACCAATCATAAAATTTTGTTTTCTTAATAAACCCCTAGGATTTTCAATATACCATTTATCAGGATTTAATTCTTTAATAATTTGTAATGTTTTTTTCACAATCAAATCGCTTTTAATTGCAAAATTAGACAATGGTTTATTTTTAGGTCTATGGTGTGAAATAGCAGCAATACTATAAGTTGTGCAAGGTGGACTAGCCCATATAATATCAGGCTGAAATGGAACTTTTTTTATATCAAAATTTAATATATCAACTACATAATCTATTTTATCAAAGTCATTTACATCACTACTAAAAACATCATAACCTAAACTTTCAGCTGCTTTTCCAATACTTCTACTTCCTGCAAATAATTCTAAAACTTTCATTTAAATTTTGTTAAGTATTTATTGTCAATTACGTATGTTTCTCCGAAGCCAAAATCTTTTATTTCTTTTAATTCTATTACTTTTTTTCTTTTTATATGACCTATTAATTCAACAGAGTTTTCCTGCACCCAAGCAAGTACATAATGCTTTGCTATCTTTCTTTTAAATTGATTTGCAAATAATAATAAAGGTGGTCTGTTCTTAGAATTAGAAGATTTAACATCGACACCATATTTAAAGTCGCTTCCTGAATCACCCTTGCCAATAGTTAATACATCAACCTGTTCTCCTGTATGTTTAGAATAAGCATATTCTCCAAGAACACCTATGTAATGCCTCCACCAAGCAGGTTTACTTTTAAAGAAATTAGAACTATTTTTTGTATCTGCGTGATTCATTGAGCCTGATCTTTTCATTGCTAAATCTTTGCACCAATCTAATTCTTTGTCTGTTAATTTGATTATCATAGTAGCTTTTTTAATTTGTCCTTTACTTTTCTATATGTGTTGTAAAGTGTATAATATTCAATATACGAATTTCTAGAAAAATCTGCTATACTTTCACCCTCGTTTATTATTTCAAATACTTTTCTGTCATACCAAAACATCTTATTTAATTCAGATTTTATTTTATCATAGGCTTCATCATAATCTACATCACAATCTAATTTAGTATAATTGGTATCTTCTATATTAAGCATTGTAATATTTTTACCCTTACGTTTTAAATCTATGTATAATGTTTTTAGAACTTTATAAATGTAGTAGTAATTAATATCATTATCATAATAAATAATGTCTAAACCTGCTTCTATTTTTGGTATAATCTTAATATACATTTCCTGTACAATGTCTTCAGCTATTGTTTTATTACAACCAAATGAATTAACAACATTAATCCAAGTCTTATGCTTTTTAGCTAGTAATAATATAACTTCTTTTTCAGACATTATTTCAATGGGTCATATAAATTTTCTACTATTTGAGGTAATCCAAAATCATTAACTTCGAAGCTAAAAGTATCAAAAGAATAACCTCTAGATCTTCCACACTTTACAGTTACCCAATCTTTGTTCACAGTGTTTGCTTCTAGCTGAATTACCGTTTCTGCTTTCTTTTCTAAGAAACTACCTAGATGACCTGTACCTAGTTTTGAACTACCAAAGTTTTGATGTATAACGTTTATTATGTGGCATTTGTAAATTGATGACCATTCCATTAATTTCTGAACTAGATGATTACTTTCAGAAATATTGTTAGCATCAGAACATAAATCTGCAATACCATCTATAATTAATAAAGATGGTGTTTTAATTCTTTCTTTTAAATAGTAATCTATGAATTCAATTCTCATTTTATAGTCTATTGACCTCAATCCAAAGGTATGATAAATTTCTGAATTAATATTAGAGTCCATTTTATGCACCCTTTCAAATACTTTTTGGCAATGCCAAGCCCCTTGTTCTGTATCTATATGAATTAATTGTCCATCTTCTCCACGATGTCCTTTTATATCTCCTCCAAATTGATTTTTATCACTTAAATAACAAGATGCTAATAGTGATATAAAAAATGTTTTCTTTGTTTTAGGTGGTGCAGTTACTACTGATAGATTTCCGTATGTTCCTAATGCTATCGGTACAATTAAATCACCATCTATTTTATTTGATTTTACTACTTTCTCACCATAAGATAATGCTACAGGTGGATAGTCTACTTTTTCTTTAGAATTTATAAAACAATCTTCTTCTATAAATTGCATTAACATTCTGTGTTCGTTCTGTTTTTCTGTCATTTGATAAATATATAAAAAAAAAGGTATAGATTATAAAACCTACACCTTTTTTATTAAAAATGGTTAGTTTTAAAATGGTAAGTCTGCATCTGCAGTTGCTTCAACCTTAGCTTCTTCTTTTTCTGCTAAAGTGATATTTCCATCAGTCCAAACTACTTTTCCATTTCCTAAGTAATTTTTTTGAACTTTAGCATCCCTTTCTTCTTTGGTTTGACTATCCATAAAAGCAACATTGTTTCCATATCTAGTTTCATCCTGAACTGATATTGTGAAATTATAATAGACTGCTCCGTCTTTGCCCATTATAAATTTTTCTTTTGGTAGCTTATCTACTCTAATTGATCCTGTAATTAATGTACTCATAATATATAAAATTTAAATTATTTCTTTTTAAAATCATCTGATTCATCTTCACCAAAAACTCCTAGTTCATAAAAACCTGTAAGTTTTAAAACAGCCCTGCTTAATGCTCGTTTCTCTGCCATTTCAGCAACATACCAACTATTGCAATTTCCATCTTTATAATTAGCACCTTTTAATGCACTTCCAAAAGTTTCTAAGATTGTATTTGGTTTTGCTGAAAGATATGCATTCGCTTTAAATACTGCAAAGTTAGTTTCACATCTTATAACCTCATAAGTTATAGTAATGTTTTCTTTAGCCTGTATTTTTTCAATACCTTGTCTAGTGATAATTACATAATGTTGATGCTTATAAACATCTTCCTTTTGTAAATCGTATTTTTTGTAAAGTTCTAATAATTTTTCTCTGTTCATTTTTATCTGTCTTTAAAAATTTGTTTTGATACTTCTATTTGTGCTTCTAAAAATTCTATTTTTTTTAGTAATGCATTTATTCTAAACTCATATTCTTCTATAATTGATTTAGATGTTTCTGTTGAATAATTTATTCCCATTAGTCTAGATTTAATAAAGTTGATTTAGCTATCTCGATTTTCTTTTCTAGATCAGGAATAATTTTCTTGTTGTCATTTAGAACTGCTACATACAATTCTTGTTGTAATTCTTTTACCTTTTTATTTAAGGTAGTTCTTTGTGTTACCATACTTTTTTTATATTAATTAATAATTCTGTTGAACAAATATAAACAAAAAATTTAATAACTAAGGTTTAAAACAAAAAAAAGGGCAAAAAATTAATTTTACCCCTTTTAATATCAAAGTATAACAGAACAAAGAATAATCAAATGTAGTTAATTACATTGAATCTACAAAGTTTTTATATCTTTTTATCATATCTTCTATTTCAAAGTTTGATAGCTTTATTATTTGTTGTGCTTTTATGCTTAATCTTTCTGCAGTTCCCTCACCATATTTAGCATCTAGGTTTACGGAAAATTTATATTGTTCTCCATATTTAAAAACATTGCATCCTGCACATTGTACTTGGCAATTTACCTCATCCCATCTAGTTGAATAATGTTTACGTGATTGAAAATGCCCGTTCTGTAATTTCTTCCAATGATCCACCTTGCCACAAGTAAAGCAGGTAGCTTTTTCATCTACTGAATTTTTTAGTCTAATATATTGGCTAAATATAGTATCTAGCTTTTTAACTAATTTACTTCTGCTTACCTTTTTATTCGATGGCATTATCTAAAATCTGTATAATATGCCTAATTTCACTTCTTTCAAACTTACCCTCTACCTTTCCATTATATGTTTCTAACTTAATTGAATACATATCTTTTTCTTCTTTCTTATCTTCTTTATAAAGGTGGTTTACATCTAATTTGAATTGCATAATTTTAAAATTTTGATTAAAATGTTTTTTTTTGTAGAATAAAAATAATAAATTTAAATTTTTTTATTTAAACATATAACCAAATATATATAAATATATCTAGAAATAAATATAAAATACAATAATAATATAATAAAAATAAAGACTTAGGAATTATAATCTTTAAATACTTACCAATATATTTAATTTTTTCTTACTGCAGATCCGAAAAAGTAACCAAAAATTGATAGTACAATTCCCTCACAAATACCAATCAAATGAATCCAAACTTCCTTGTTCGATTCAGGTATATTTAAAAAAACAATAGCATAAATAATAAAAGCAAAAGCACCTAAGCCAATAACACCTGTTAAGTTAAACATAAAATCAAACCCACCTGATTTAGCTTTTTCAACCTCACGTTTTCTTGCTGAATCTCTATCTGCAACTTCTAGCTGATATAATTCAATTAACTCGTTATGTAATTGTATTTTGTCTTGACTTGTTAATTCAGGATCGTTATCAATTAAATTTTTAACAACTCCTAAAACCCCTTTCTCAGGAAGTATATCACCAACAAAGCTAGGTATTTTTTTTAAAATAAACTGACCAACTTTGGTATCTTTAAATTTCTTTTTAGGCATTACTATTTATTTTTATTTAATAAATACCATTTTTGAATAGTATATCCTATTGTTATGCTTAAAAGAATTATTTTAAGTCCTATGTCTATATTGGTCATTGATATGCCGAAGCTACTTAAATTTATTAATATTGTTTTGTAATCTGAAATCATTTTTTATCTATTGATTTTAGCTTCTTAGAAGCCCAATTAATACCTGATGTTCCACCCCAACCTAACCAAGCAACATACCCATTGTCTTTCCAAGGTGTGCTTTTGTTTTCAGGACTTACCTCTGCATTTTTTTTATGTCTTTGAAAAGCTGACATTCTAGCTATTGTTTCCCTACTTATGTTTTCTCCCTTTGCTAATTGGTTTGCTCTAACCCAACCTACTCTAGTCATTCCCTTAACTTCACTTCCGTACTTTTCTCTCCACCTTAATACTTTTTTAGCATTGTTCTTTGCACTTTCAGGATAGTCATTATAGGTTTCTAAATTAACCATATTACCCTCAAAAGATTTATAGCATATTGCAATAGCTTGAGATTTATCGTGATACTGCATAAGTTGAGGTACACACCTCATCATATAATCTTTTCGCTTTTCTCCTATCTTTTTGTTTGGTATTGGCATATCTATAAAGTATAATAAATTCCTTTTTTTAAAGTTTTTAATACTTGCTTTCTATTGTCTTTTTCTTTAAAAGAAACGTGAATCCATTTAGGGTTTTGTGAGCCAAATTCCCAAATTAATTGGTCAAACTCTAAATTGTCTTTTATGTAGTTAAATAATTCTAAATTAGTCTTTTCACCTAGTGTAGTAATATCAATAGCATTACCTGTCAAATGACTTGAAACAGATGAGCCACCGATTCCTGAATTTAGCTTCTTAGATCTAAAAAAACTATTTACTTTAATAGGATGATTTGCCCATTCCCTTAATGGTTGAAAAACTTCTTCAGCAACTAACTTCATATTTTCAATCTGTTCATCATCAGGCTTATTTGCTATCTTATATTTTTTAGCATAATTAGAATACGTTGCTTCTTTGTATGAAATATTTTTACTTATTTTTTTCATAATAAAAATTTAAGTTAAGGTTTAGGCACTTCTGCATTTCTAGGATATCCATAGAATTGATGTACTGCATTATCAGCAGGATAAACCTCAAAGCTTCCAAAGTCTAATTCATCTGTGCTTATAACATCATAAGCCCAACCATCATAATATACAGGATGCTCAGGGTCTGTTGTCTTAGCAGGGTCTATTACTTTTCCAATATTTACAACACCTTTTGTTCCGTTAATATATTGCATTGACGTAACACCCTCTATTGTTACTTCTTCCCAAACGTTGTTATTTATTAAGACTTGTTTGCCTTGTTGTTCTGTATCAAAAACTAATTTGTATATGTGCATTTTATTGTGTTGTTAAAGATTGTAATTCTGCATCTGTTAATGCTTCTTTGTAAACTGCTAGTGCTT